CCTGCCGCCAGAACGCGTGACCTTCGCGCTTGAAGCGCTCGATGCGTTTGGCCTTGCGCTCGACGGTCGCCTTTTCGGCCGCGTCTTCTGGCGCGCCCTCGGGGAGTTCGTCGATGTCGGCCGGGTTCTGCGGGAGATCGTCGTCGTTCATGCCGCGCTCGCGGGGATGAACAGGCCGCTCGGCGCCTGAGTGAACTCGTTTGGCAGGACGACGCGGTGCGGCCGGTCCTCACGAAGGAACGGGCGCGGCGTCTCGGGGAGGATCGCGCCGACCGTGCTGGTGCGCTCGTTCCGCGTTTTTTCGCAGACGACGAGCAGCGAGCGCAGGTGCTTGGCGAGTTCGACGAAGTTCTGGTTCAACTCGCCCTGGCCGGGCTTGACCCACTCGCCGTCGATCTTGTAGCCGCGCAGCCAGCCGCCGGCTTTCGCGTGAACCTCAGCCATGAGGCGGCCGATCGGGAGCCAGCGCGTATCTTCGCGATGCGCTGACGCCTGCTGGCAGCAACCTTCGATGAAGCCGAGTTCGGCGCGGAGCTTTTCGTAAATGGGGCCGCGGATGTAATTTACAGCCAGTTCGTCGCAATCTTCCGCCGCAAGCCGAAGACATTCGGCCATTTTTGCGAAAATCTCGATCTCGGTGAGATTGCTCATAGCCCGCACGCCTGCGGCTAAAAAAACCGTTGAGCAACCCCGGCGCAAATCAGAATAAACGGTTGCAATGTCCCTAAATAAAATTATGCCGGCTTATATGATCGACGACCCACTGCTTAACCGGCGACAGGCCGCCGCGTATCTGGCCTCCAAGGGATGCCGGACCTCTGCGATAACGCTCGCCGTGATGGCGATGGACGGGAATGCCGGGCGCGGGCCGCCGATGACGGTCTACCGCCACAAGAGCCGCGGCTACGTGAGCTACCGCCGCAGCGATCTCGACGCGTGGGCGGAGAAGAAGCTTCGGAGAGTCGAATGAGTGAGATGGTCGACCGCGTCGCAAAGGCAATCGCGGCGGAAGCCTGGGGCCACTCGCTGACGGGCGAGTCGCTGCCCTGGGAGAAGATTCCCGACGTCTATCGCGACGGCTACCGGCGTTGGGCGGTTAAGGCGATCGAGGCGATGCGCGAGCCGACAGACAAAATGGTGTTTGACGCGGATACCCCGGTCGGTGACGAAGGGGTGTCGCCAACATATGCCGACGTGCGTACAATCTGGCGGTCGATGATCAACGAGGCGCTGAAATAGATGGGCGAAGCACGCGGGAAGGCGCAAATCACAGGAGCGGAAATGTCGCAGTTGATCGGGTCGAAGTCGTGTCGCTCGTGCGAGTGGAGGGCAAAGCTGAACGGGAAGCTGTTCTGCCGCCGGTTCCCGCCGCAGAATGTCGGCGGCCTCATGCAGGGGCCAAACGGTCAGCCGGTCACGCTGTTCACGTCGTCGTATCCTGAGGTCAACGCCGATCTGCCGTGCGGCGAGTATCAGCGCAACGAGTTGCACGCGTCCGAGGAACTGTCGGTCGCGGCGAGCGGGTTGACGGCGCAGTAATCACTGCCCCATCCCGCCGCCGCCCATAAGTGCGCCTAGCGCGGTGTTGCCGCCTGGCAACGCTGTCTCAGATAGGGTTTTCGCAGCCTGCACGCCGGCCGCCGCTTGCCCTGGAGCTTGGGCTTTCTGCATTTCCTCGTGCCGAATCTGATCGTGCTGCGCAATCTCGCCGTCGGTGAAGAACAGCGACGGCGGGAACTCGTTCAGATCGCCGTAATGCCGCAGCGCCTTGTCGAGGTTCAGCGTTCGCAAGGGGTCCGGGATGCCGGCCGCCTTCGCCGCCGACGACATGAGGCCGGCGGTCTGCAACACATCCTTGATTGAGACGCCCTCGGCCGATCGCTGCGCCAGCCGCAGGATCGACGTGTACGTGATCTTGAGCGGAACTCCATGCAGGGACGCCGGCGGAGGCAGGAGCATCTTGCGGCGCGTCATGATGGAGATCACGCGCTGAATGAGGATACTCAGCGCCTTCTCGTTCGCGGTGATGACCGGGCCGAGTTCCTGCAAACGCTCCAAGTCGCGCTTCGACAATTCCAACTCGTTGCGCGGCTGCACGCCTTCCATGCGCGAGATCGCGTAGAACAGGTCGACGTAGAGGCATTTCTCGATGCGCGCGTTGACCTCTTTGATGTCGGCGGTGATCGCCGGCAGCCATTGCGGGTTTGGCTCGAACAGCGGGAAGAAGCCCTTTTTGCCGTTCGACGTGTCGAAATAGGTGACGTTGCCTTCGATGATCGACGCCGGTTCGTTTTTCAGTTCTGGCGAGGCGCCCATCGGCGGCCGGACGCCCTTGCCGATAAACTCGGCCTTGCGCATCGTCTCCAACTGCACTTGCTTGTTGTCGCCCAGGCAATCCTCGCAGGGGCCGTGGCCGTAGGGCTCGTTCGAGACCTGCGACCACATGAAGGCCGCGAAGGGGTCGCCGTGGAAGCCGCGCGCGCTCAGGGGCTTGGTCGTCTTGATCGAGCGCAGCCAGTAGACCTCGCGCCAGGGGAAAGATTCGGGGACAATCCGCAGCGAGCCGTTGGGGTCGCGTGGGTCGGAGACGGGGAAGTTGGGTTCGATCGCGTGGGCGATGATGAATTCGCGCTGGAGCGCCGAGCCGCCCTGTTTCCATGCGGCCACGACCTCACCCGGGCAGTTGTCGACCTTGAAGGCGTTGACGACCTGGAGCACGTTATAGGTGAACTCGCGATAGAGGCGGTTGACCATCAGGTTCGAGCCGACGTCGAGAAAATACTCGCCCGAGCACGGGAGATAGAAGCGAACGGCGTCGTCTTCGTCCTCGTAGCAGATGACCGGCGCGGTGCCGAACACGATCTCGTCTTTGAAGGCGTTGTGCATGGTCGAGTAGAAATTCGACTGCGCAAGGACAGCGTTGACGCGGTCCTGCGTGTCCTTGAGCCACGCCTCGGCGTCGGCGTCGAGGTTCAGCCACGGTAGCGCGTTGGCGATCTTAAACCACGGGCGCGACGGCGAGGTCAGGCCCGTCCACATGCCGCCGGCGCAGGTCCGCACCGCCATGAGGCCTGTCGAGTCCTTGATCTGGTCGTTGACCGGCAGACCGCGGTCGAACTTGTTGGGCGTGATGACCCACTTGTAGCGGCGCGGAAGGAAAAAGCGGGCGAGCACTTCCCAGAAGGCCCAGAAACCCCAGCGCCAGGAGCGCATCGACTGCAGGCTCGCTTCGAGATGCGAGAAGAACACGGTCCAGACGAGCGCCTCGGGCTCGCGATCCGGCGCGCGACTGATCGGCTGCGCGGCAAGTAGCGATACGCTCATGTCGTCGAAGGGCGCGCTGTCGGCGGCGCTGGCTGTCACGCGGGCGTTCAAGAGCCGCTCCCCAGGAAGGTCTTGGCGGTGGCGGGGGCGGGCGCGCCGGCGGCCGATGACGAGATGGTCCCGCCGTAGCCTCCCCCGTTGGCTGCGGCCGCTGCGGCGCGCGCGGCGGCGCCTGCGTCTTGAACGCCAGCGCTCGCCAGCGTCGGCGGCGCCGGAGGAGGAGTGACGGCGGGAATCTTCGGGGCGTTGAACATGGTCAACCTCAGTCGTAGGCGGAGGAGAGTGCGCCATCGAGCGCGCTGAAAGGGTCATATTCGACGAGCAGCTTGTTCGGCCGGCGCGTCTGCTGCACGGCGACCGTAATCGGTTCGGCGAAGGTGAGCATGGCGGCGTCGAGGTCGTCACAACTGTAGCCGAGCTTGGACTTCATCATTTCCTTCGGCTCGATGAGCAGCCGGTCGTTTTGGTGCGTGTAGGTCAGTTGGCAGAGCGCATCGAGCAGTCGCTTGTTCTCGGGCAGCGCGCCGCCGCGCTTGATCCATGTGACGAGCGAAAACGCCATTTCGGCCCGCTTGTTGTAGAACTTGACCGAATCGCTGGCCTTTTGGCTGAAATGGATGGAGATCGGCGTCTTGCCGAGCACGCGAAGCTGATCTTCCCAGCCGGAGCCAAAGCCGCCGGTCCCGTCGATAAACGCGGCGTCCGCGCCCCAATCGATCCAGGTCCGGTTGACCCACGAGGCGCCTTGCAGCGAGTCGATCTGGCGCCGGTTCTCGAACGGGAACATCTGAATGCCCTGGCGCTTGCAGATGGACGACGCGTCGTCGCCGAAGCGCGCAACGTCGATTCCCAGGATCTTCGGGACCGCGCCTATCTGAAAATCGCGGTAATAGCGCTTCATCGCGGCTTCGACCTCGTCTTGGCCGATCAGCGCGTCGATCGAGGACGACGGGAATTCGCCGAGAATATCGGACTTCACCCAATTGTTGTCGCGGCCCCATTGCCGGATCTGTTCGCGCGCATATTCGATCGGGATGCGCGGGGAGCGCTTGGGGTCGTCAGGGTCGCCGGTGATTGTGATGACGGCCCAGATGTCCTTGGCGGCGTTGCAGGCGCGATAGAGCGGCCCGGAAAGCTGCGTCGGGTTGCCGGCCTGGACGATATGGCATTCGATCGTACCGGCGAACGCGGCTTCGGCGCTGACCATGACGGCGTCGGTCATGCCGCCGGACTCGTCGATCAGAAACATGACGTAATCGGCGTGGAAGCCGGACAGCGCGTTCGCTTGCTCGTCGGCCGACGCGGTCTTGGGCCACGACTTCGCCGACATGAACCACGTCGCCGGCGCTTCGTTGGCGAAGATGCGGGTCTTCGTCCAGGTGAACATGCGCTTGAGCAGGCCGGTCTTGTCCCGCTCCTGCCATTTCGCCATTTCCTTCCAGAGACCGTCGGCGAGGTTCTGGACGGTGATCGAAATCGCGCCGATGTTGCAATGTGGGCGCGTGAGCAGATAATTCCAGCCGAGCCAAGCGAGAGTGGCGGTCTTGCCTGGGCCTTTTGCCGCCTTCATCGCCAGCCGCGGCGACGTCGGGAACAGCCGCAGCGCTTCAAGCTGCCATTCGTCGGGCTCGACGCTGAAAAGCTCCCGCACCATGAGGTCGGGTTGCTCGCGCCATCGTGCGAGCATGGCGGCGAAGGACTTCCGCTCGGCAGGCGTCATGCCTGTCGCGCGTAGATTTATTGGGATGGGCGGTCAATTGTGGGTCGGGGTAGCCCCGTATCGAGCGGCTTGTTCTTTTGCAAAAGGGTCCGCAATACCTGCTTTTGCCACGGATCAAAGGCCATACCGGACATCTGCTCTGCGAAAAACACAGGATCGCTCCGAAGACGCTCCAAACGCTCGCTGAATGTGAGCTCCCTCGGGCCTTCGACGGTAGTCATGCTGCGCCCTCCGAAATCATCCGATAGACCGCCGTGCGCGACACGCCGAGCGACCGGGACACGTCAGCGACGGTCTGGCCGCTCTTGAACAGCGCGCGCGCCTCGGCTCCGCCCTCTTTCGGCTTCCGGCCGCGGTATTTCCCCTCGGCGCGGGCCTTCGTGATGCCGATCTTCTGCCGTTCGAGCATGATGTTGCGCTCGAACTCGGCAAACCCGGCGAACATGGTCAGGATCAGCTTGCCGGTCGCGCTGCGCGTGTCGAGAACATCGCCGCCGAAGTTCAGGATGCGCAGCGAACAGCCGTTTTTCTCCAAAAAGTTCGCAATTTCCAGAGTTTGCATGACGGAGCGCGCGAGCCGGTCGAGTTTGCAGACGACGAGCGTGTCGCCGGGGCGCAATTCCGCCATCGCGGCGTCGAGTTCGGCCCGATCGGCGACGGAGGAGACTTCCTCGTTGAAAATCAGGTCGGCGCCGGCCGCCGTCAGGTCGCGGATTTGCTGTTCGAGGCCGGCTTTCTGTTCGCAAGTTGAACATCTTGCATATGCAATAAGTCGTGTCATCGCCATATCTCCTTTGATATGGCCTTGTAGATGAATTTTAGGGTGGTGTCAATGGATAAAATGCAGAAGCGGGGCGGCGACCAGGATATCCCCAATCCAAACCGCCCCGAAACTCACGCCACGCTTGCAAACCAGTGGATGCGCGGGCCGGGACGCTACCCCCGGCTTTTACTCAGCGGGTTCGACGCCACCGCGCATCCGAGCCAGAATTATCACGCGTCGCCGTCGGCCTCAACCCAAATTTCGAACACGCCCGACCAATCCTTCAACAGCCGGTCGACAATCGCGGCCGCAGCCGAAGCGGTCAGCACCCGCGGGTCGCGCTCGACCGTGCCGCTCGCAATGTGGCGCCGCACAATCCGGCAGAGCGAACCCTCGCTCATCACGCTCCTCCTGGCATAAACCGCTCGAACCCCGTCGATCGAACTCGCCGACCCCGCCGGCGACCCTCAGCCCGAACCGAGCCCAGCTTCCGCTCGACATCCAGCCGCAAGGCCGCTGCAATCCCGTCTGCCGACCCAGGAGCCACCAAAAACCGCACGTCCGCGTTCCAGTCCCAAACCACAGCCTTCACCACCAGAGGCTGCGCGTCAAACCGCGCCCAATTGAACCGCGCCGCCATCCACCGCCTCCAATGCCGCCCGCCCCGCCTCAGTCGCCACCAGCCGGTGGCTCACCAGCCCCGCCAGACGCAACGCCGATACCGACGCCACCAACCCCCGGTCCACAGCCTCGACGTCCCCAGCGGCGCGCCGGAGCACCGCCAAATCCAGACGGTCAAGAGCAGGCACAGCGGGAGGAGCCAACGTCGCCGCGCCCTCCCAATCCCCCGCCGAAAAGTCAGGGCAGCGCGACTCCGCATCCGCAAAGACCTCCGCAACCCGCAACGGAAACGAAAACCGCGTCATGCGATTTCTTCCCAATCGTCGGCGAGCATGTCGGCCTGCGATGCGAGCCATGGAACGATGCCGCCCCCGACCGGGAACATTGCGATGAACGAATAGGTCGGCGGATGCCCGTTCAGCATCAGAGTGTTGTCCTGCCAGGTTGTTACGAGCTTCAGCGACATGCCTTTGCCGTTCCAGCCGAGCCGTCGCACTCGCTTGCTGGCTTTCAGCGATTCGATCACTTGGCCAAAACTGAGATAGCCACCATCGACCGCGCGATAGTCTCGCTCGAAAGTCTCCAGCGGGCACCACGAAATGTAGCCATCCTGGTACTTGATCGCATACCCAGGTTTTCCGTCCCGCTCCTGAGACCAAACCGTCGTGCGCTTCGTCGAATAGCAGTCATGCGTCATGTCACTTTTCCCTTCGTGTTAACTTCTTCAGTGAAGCACAAGCCAAACGTGCTGCTGCACCCACAAGACAGCCAGCGCCAGCCCGCCGCCAACAGCCGCCGCAACAAGCCCAACCGCGATCAAAACGCCAACGATCGACTCGCCGAAAGCCCGTCCAAAATCAGAGCCGGTCATCGGGCCGCCTCACTGTACGAAAACATCCCTGAGGACGGAACCATCGACCAGAATTCGTGTTCCAGAGCCGCCGATGCGCTATCAAACACGCCGCGACGCCTCATGCTCGTCCCAACGCACGCCGTCGAACCGTCGGGATTCGTCACCCACCACAGGCCACGCCGACGCGCGTAATGAGGCTTCGTACGCCGCCCGGACAGCCGAACCTGGCGCCGCCACCTGGCTTCCAATTCCTCGCATAAGGCTTTGTTCGGGAACATCCTGCGCGCCCACTCTTCTTGCGTCTCAGCAAACCAATCACGTCCAGCCATCAAAACATCCAAAATTACCAGCAAAAAAAAATCAGGGATGGGCATGGGGGGGATAGATATCGAACGCCCGGGCGCCGCCACCCGGCACAGCCAAACTCGGTCTGCTGGCTTGGCCGGCTGCGCGATCGAAGGGGGTGGGGTCCGTCCCGGTCGGCCGATGGTCGAGGGCCGAGAGGGTGGCGAGCAGGTCGAGGGCGGCTGGAACGATCATTCCAACGTCGACATGGCCGATCGGACCCACTACATGTTGATTGAACGATAGGCCTTGCTCCAGAATGCACTCACTCTCCATTTTCCGGCCCTTTCGGCTTTTCGTCCTGTTCCAGCTGCCCGACTGCCGTGGACTCGATCGTCCTCGACCCAACGAGCTTGAGCGACTCGGTCACAAGCCCGGCGAGGCTGAATTGAACCGACACGTTGTTCTCCGACCGATCGCGCCAGTCCTCGCCCGTGTTGATCAACGCCATCTTGATCGCGGCAAACCGGGTTGCGTCGCCTCCGCGCTGGGCAATGTCGATCAGCTCGCCTTCGAAGAACGCCTGTCGGAGCTCGCGCGCGCAGGCCAGCGCGCTTTCAAGCTCGGGGTTTGAAGACGCCCAATTGATGATTGTCGACGCTCTGAGGCCGAGGATTGCGGCTGTGCCGGTGAGGGTGTGACCGCGCCTGGAGTGTTCCATGATGGCTTGGCAGATTGCGGGATTGTATGGGGCTCCGAAGTCGTGTCGGAAGACTTCGGGGAGCGGTGTGCGGTATCTCGGGGTGTCGGTTTTTTCGCGGGCGGTGAGATGATCGAGGAGGCCAGCGGGGATGGGCTGACCCTCGGCGGCGAGCTTACGAGCGCGGGATTTGGGGCGACCGACCATTGGTGACGCATGGATTAAGATCGGGGGGTTTTCAAGAGGGTTTCGGCGTTGGGAATAGCGTGTTGGGGAGGCTTATCGCGCGCGCGTAGAAATCGTTGGGTTTTTCGCTCTGGAATGCGCAACAAATCGGCGCAACAATTGTTGCGTTTGATGGTGTTGAGATGTAGTTAGTGAGGGATGGATGAGACGCGGCGTTTGGCGATTGAAAGGCTATTTCGGCGTGGGGAATGGACAGCAGCGGAGACGGCGCGAACACTCGGCGTTCACAGGTCACAATTGTGCCGACGCGACTTCGATTGGCAGGCAGCCCACGATCTGTGGATGGCGCATGGATTGGCTCGAGAGGAGAAGGCTGTGAAGAAGCGGGGATTGCCTGAGAGCGTCGAATTTGAGCGTGTGGATAGGATTCTGTCCAAATGGCAGCGCGCCAATCCAATGCCTGCTGTTCGAGATGCCGCGGTGCAGCGCGCTTACTTCGACCGCCTGATCGATCTGCCTTACCATTGCCCGAACTGCGACCGACGCGCCGTCGATCGGCAGACCTTTCGGCGCCTCGTGCACGGCGACGACCAATATCGGTTTCCCACGCGCTGCCCGAAGTGTGCAAGCAGCGCCAAACCACGACCGGCTAGAATCTCAAATTGAGGCTGGCGATCACCCCGAGCGCGGATTCTGCGGCCTCGCAGGCAAGCCCTAAAACCCGCAACAAGCGGCGCGGCTGATTTACCGCCACGCCGCTATTTTATTGCATCGGATGCGTTTTAGGGTATTGACTTTAATTTAGATCGGGCGCAATCTCTGTTCATCGAAACGGAGCAAGCAAATGACCCCCGAACACGCCGCGAAAAACGCCAAGATCGCCGCCGACATCGTCGCCTATAATCTAAGCCGGA